TTGATAGTGCAAACCAAACGGACAGTGACTTTACACCTTTTCTTAACATTATTAAGAACATGTGATGTTCGGGAAAGGTATTCCATGAAATCTCCCTTTTTCGACAGACCGGCTGGATTAAACCGCGAATCGTTTTCGCTCCTGCAAGGGAATATGCTGTTGTCCAAGCTAAAGCGTGTGTCTTGTGAGTATTGGAACATAGGGTAAGCTGCCATCGCAAGTGCGGAGCTTGATACCGAGCTTGTCCATATCGGAAAGCACTTGCGCCATATCCTCAATGCCACGCGCTACGCGGCCAAGCCCGTTTACCAAGATAGCGTCGGCCTGTTTTTCAGAAGCGAGGCGCAGGGCTTCGCGCCAGCCCGGGCGGTCAAGCGTGATGCCCTTTTCGTACACCTTGACTTCACCAACAACATCAAGACCTTCACGCTCGGCTTGCTTATGCAGCCGGGCGCTTTGATTTTCCAGCGCGAAGTCGTTGTCAAGCTGCGCTTGTGTTGCGACGCGGCAGTAAAGCAGCACTCTCTTTTGCCGCATGGATTCCTGTTTCATACCGACCTCCTTAAATCAGACCGACAAAGCGGTAAAATATCTTTACGTCCTGATGCTTTCTCCCGTCAACGACGACATGTTCACCGACCTCGATGTGGTCTATCAACTCATCCAGCATTTCGCGGTCAAGCTCCTGAATATGAAGATGCTTACGGACGATTGCCGCCCATTGCCGGATGTCTGCGGCGCTTTGTTCATACTTTTTGACTTCGGACAGAAGCGCGTCAAGGCGTTCCGTTTTTTGCAGCCGCTCTTGTTCGCTTTTTTGCATCAGCACCGCGAACGTGGCTTCGCTGATCGTTCCGCTTACCTTGTCCTCATAGAGCTTTGCTGTCATTTGCTCCAGCTCCTGAGTGCGGCGGCGCAGGCGTCCAACCTCTTGCCGGGTATCTTCCTGACGCTTGGCGTCGTTTGCGGATAGCTGTTTTTTCAGCTTGTCCAGCATAGTCGCCTCATCAAGTTCCAGCGCCTCGGCGTGAGAGCGGATTTCAGCCATAACGAGGCTTTTCAGGGTGATTTCATGGATGCTGTGCCACGAACATGCGCTGCGCCCGGAGTTGGCGTGACGGGAACAATGGTAGGAAATATAGTGCTTTACATCGCCGTTCTTCCGGCGTTGCGTCGCTCTGTTGGCAACGAGCGCAGCTTCGCAATCCGCACATATCAACTTGCCGGTAAACATATACGTCTGCGGCGCGGTGTTTTCAGCGACGCGGAGACTTGCCTGACGGTTGACCTCTTGCACGGCCTCCCACACTTCCGGCGTGATGATTGCTTTGTGGGACGCTTCATGGCAAATCCATTCCGTCTCCGGCTTTCTAATCATCGTGCCGTCCTTATAGGAGCGGGAGCCGGTCTGGTTCTGGATGAGAGTGCCGAGGTAGACTTCATTCCGAAGGATGGTTTTCACCGTGGCGTACATCCACAGCTTTGCGTATTTGCACTCGCCGTTTCCGTAATGTGTCGCCCAATACCAGCGTGGGGACAGTATGCCGTCGTTGTTCAGCGCGGCGGCAATCTTTCCGTAAGCTACGCCGTCCCGCCTCATATCGAAAATACGGCGCACCACGGCGGCAGCTTCTTCGTCGATTACCAGCTTATGCTTGTCCTCATCGTTTTTGCGGTAGCCGTAGGGGGCGTAGGCGGAGATAAATTGACCGCTGTGCATCTTCGCGTGTAATACGGATTTGATTTTGCTTGACAGGTCTTTCAGGTGGTAATCGTTCATCAAACTGCGGAAATGCAGCATGTCGGTGTTGTCGCCGTCGCTGTCGAGACAGTCAAGCACAGAGACGAAGCGGCAGCCGAGGGACGGAAATACAACGTCGGTGTACCGACCAACCTCAACGAAGTCGCGTCCCAAGCGGGACAGGTCTTTTACGAGGATGAGATTGATAACACCACTTTTCGCATCCACCAGCATCTCTTGAAATCCGGGACGCCGGAAGTTGCCTCCGCTATACCCATCGTCTCGGTATGCCTTTACCTCCATCCAACCGTTGAGCATTGAAAATTTTGAAAGCAGCTCGTATTGGTTCTCTATACTCACGGATTCGTCGGCGGGAAGGTAGTTATTCGCTTTGGCGGAATTGTTGGCGTCGTCAACGCTCAGGCGGCAGTAGATGCCGACCTTAAATAGCTTTTGCATACTGCTCCCGCCTCTCCTATACAAGCGCGTCGTCCACGTTTCCGACATAGCGATAAAACACTCTGATGTCGCAGATCCGCTGACCGTTTACGATTTGCGTGTCTCCAACCTCGATGCGGTCAACAAGCTCAAAGAGGATGGTTTCATCCAGCCCGGTAATCTCTGTGTACCGGCGAATGATAGCCGTCCAGCGGCCAGCGTCCTGCTTGTTTTCAAGCTGTGCCTTGACCTTTTGCGTAAGCTCCGGGATGGCCTCGGCCTTTTCAGCTCGCTCGGCTTCATACTTTCGCATAAGCGTCTGAAAGACGGTCTGAGGGATTGTGCCTTTGCATTTATCCTCATAGAGATTTTGCATCAGCTTTTCCAGTTCGTTCACGCGGGAGGTCGCAGCCTTTAGCTCCCGTTCACAGGAATATAAGCGACTGCGCGATTCCTTTTCCTTCAAACGGGTAATCTGCTCTACAAGACGCTCTCCGTCGTATTCGGCAAAGCGGGCTTTTTCGCGGATGTCCGCAAGTACAAGCTGCTCCAACACATTTTCATATACCATGTGAATAGTGCAGGCGCTCTTGCCGCTCCGTGCGTAGTTGCCGCATATGAAGGAGCTGTACCGGCCCGGTCTGCCGTCCTTATAGGTGAACTTCTCAACGTGATTCCGCATTTTGAAGCCGCAGTCAGCGCAGTGGACGATGCCGGTGAAAATGCTTTTGATGCCGTCCGAGGTGGGTGATTTTCGCACCTTCTTTTCGTCGATGCTGACTACCGTATCCCAAACCTCGCGGGAGATGATAGGCTCATGCGTACCCTCTACCCGTATCCACTCGTCCTCCGGCTTGTTGATGAGCTTTCTGGACTTGTAGGAGAGTGTGCCGGTTTTGCCCTGTACCATGTTGCCGATATAGACCTCTTTGCGAATTAAGGCTTTCACTGTGGTTTCAGCCCATTTGTGGTTGACGTTACGCGGGTCTGTCCGGCCTTGCCGCTGATAATACAGCGCACCGGGCGGCAGGATTCCTTCCTCGTTGAGCGTGATGGCGATTGCCCGGAAGCCCATGCCGGATGCCCTCATAGCAAAGATGCGGCGCACGGTGGGGGCAGTTTCCTCGTCAATGATGAGATGGTGCTTATCCTCCGGGTCGCGTATGTAGCCATAGGCGGGGTATGTACCCATGAATTTCCCATTCTCAGCACACGCTTTCTTTACGGCCTTGACTTTCTTGCTTGTGTCTCGGCTATAAAACTCGTTAAATAAGTTTAAAAAGCACATGACATCTGTGCTGCCGTTATCGCTCATGGTGTCGATGCCGTTGTTCAGGGCGATAAAGCGGCAACCGATGGAGGGGAACAGATAATCCGTGTACTGCCCAAATTCGATGTAGTTGCGCCCGAAGCGGGACAGGTCTTTGACGAGGATAAGGTTGATGCGCTTCGCCTTTGCGTCCTCAATGAGCCGCTTGACGCCGGGACGGTTGAAGTTCGTGCCGGAGTACCCGTCGTCACAATATACGTCGATTTCATTCCAACCGCGTTGACGCACATAGTTTTGCAGCAGCAGCTTTTGGTTCTCGATGCTGACGGATTCGCCGTCTCGCTCATCGTCGTTTGAAAGGCGGCAGTAAATGCCCACGTTGTATGTCTTTTCGATCATCTTTATTTTACCTCCCGATTATCTTAGCTTCATACCTCGTGCGGCGTGATGGCTCTCGCAGGTTTTACCCTGCAAACACATGATACCGTCAATACCATCGCCGCGCAAGGATACGGCAGGCCGGGAGGGTGTATCTTAGCTTAGGTGGCGTGGCCGATAAGAGGCGTTTGCGGCAGCTCCAGTTCCGACATGGCGCGGCGCACTGCAAGCTGCTCCAGCGTCTTTCCCAAGTCCTTTTCGCCGGTGAAAACGCTGGTCACGCGGTATATCGTATTGCCTATTCTGACCTCTTTGTAAGAGGTGGTCGTTTCTTTTGGTGTGGCTTGTTTTTCCATAGACGCACCTCCGTTTCAAAACATAGCCGTTTTCTCTACACTGTATGAAAACACAGGTTGTCTCTATTCGAGTTATCAAACAGAAGCAGCCGCGCCGGGTTATACTCTCCGCATTGCCACAAGTGGCGGCGGTTTGTTCCGGCGCGGCTGTCCCGCGTATATGATGTAGTCACTAATCGTATGATGTTTTCGCCGCATTTGCCACGCGCCCCGGCGATAGGGATATTACAGGCCGTCTCTGGCGAGACTGTCCCAACACCAAGATACCGCTGCTTGCAAGGCTGGCGTATATCCCCGTGTTCCCCCTCAAGTCAGTGGGAGGCCGTAGCTGGGGTTGCGTATCGCCCGCGCTGTCGTCG